CGGTGTTCATGCTACCTCCTTTCACTGCGTAGGGACTCATCATTCCATTCGATTTCCCTCTGTTTTAGCGCATCCTTGATCAGGCCCATGCACTTGTGGGTCTTGCGAAGCATGAGTCCTATCTCACTACCCAGCCTTCCTTCTCGAAGATCGGCCCACGAGTCTCGTCCGCATGAGGTGCAGGGGTGTAATGAGTTATCAAGCTCCGCGTCTATCCTTGATAGTATGGTCGCCACATCCTGTAGATCTGTGCGGTGTTGCTTGGTGATTGTCATCTTGAGTCTCCAACTTCATCAAGCTTTAAGTAAAGGGAATTTTCTATGTCTTCGATCACCTCTTTCTGCTCTTTCATTAGTTCTTTGAATTGGTCGAGATTAGTACTCTCATCATTCATCTGGGCCGAAATCCAAGACACTAGTCGTGAGTGTTTCTTCACCTTGTACATGATCTTGTCGATAAATTCTTTATGCTCGTGTTGGTTGATCATCAGCCCCCCTCCTTACTTTTGATAGGGTGTACCTCAACTTCAATTCTGTTACAACTTTCTACATCAGCAGCGATCAACTCGGACACCATGTACTCAGCATCTCTAAGCGCATCCTTGGATTCCTCCTTCAGCTTATCGGCGTAAGAACCCAGAAATAATTCAGCTTCCATTCTCAGGTTAACCACTTTTTGGATGTGATCCATGAACCTGTCTACGTCTAGCCCATCTGGCCACAGAGCAGGATCGTATCGGTGGTATCGTCCATCACGATCAATCCATTGCTTGTCAGGCTTGCGTGTGGTCACCCCCTCCTTGCGGAGAGAACGGTCTTCGTCAAGTTGTAGCACCCGCTTCTGGGAAGATTTCTGTACCTTCATCCGAAGCACATAGAGAGCGCCTAACACGTCATCGCTATCATATAATCCTGCATTAGAGGCGAGTGTGTTGACGAGGTGCGTGACCTCTACCTTTAGGCTTTTGGATGGGATGTTGTCGAAGTTTTCCATTTCTAACTCCTCAATCAGAGGGTGTGTGTTGGTCGAGTATCAAACCTAACACATTCTGTCACGATGTCAACAGTAGTCTTTGCTTGAATGCCAACCCCGTTTAGATTGGGTTACACTCTACCGGAGATGCATGATGAAACAGGGCACCACCCTATCAGGAAAACAATCGGCGTTCTGTGCGTTCGTGGCTGATGGAAATACTCAGACGGATTCGTACCTTAAAGCCTATAACGTGAAAAAATTGTCGCGTAGATCCGCGTCAACCGAAGGATCGAAGTTGATGAAGATGGAGAAGATTAGAGGTAGAGTTACCGAAATTAAAGAACAAAAATTAAAGGCTAGAGAAACTCATAAGGAAATCTCTAAAGACTGGATACTAGATAAGTTGAGGGCCGAAGCTAGTGATGATGATAATAATCCCTCAGTTCGTGTTCGGGCACTCGAAATTCTAGCCAAGACTGAAAAGCTTTTCGATGATAGTACTAACGTCACGGTTGTACACAGATCCGCGGAAGATGTGGAAAAAGAATTGCGGGAAAGATTGGAAGGTCTGGATATTAATATGAATTGATATACCCCTAGAGAGAGGTCGGTGAAGCAGCGCAGAGGCTCTTTCTGAGGCACTTTCTCGGCTGGATTGTCAACTCTGACGCCCGTACCTAGGTCTTTTCTTAAATTATCAGTTGTCTCACGCCCGTACCTAGATTTTTTCTTAAATTACCAGTCATCTCACGTCCGTACCTAAAATTTTATAGAATATTCAGCTTGCGAGGGCTCTGTTCTGACGCCCGTACCTAAAAAACTAACAAAAAAAACTCAATGCTGACGCCCGTACCTGCTTGGAGGCAAAGTTTACCCCTTGACAACCAGTAGTCTAGACTAGATAGTCTAGACAGGGCTTAGTACTAGTTAACTGGTAGGAATAAAATCAGTTTTTGTGTTAGAACGGGTAGTAGACTACTAGTAGATAACCCCTCCTTGTATCTTCTGGGCACTTTCCCCTCCTATATAGATAGAAAACCCTGCAATACCAAGCCCTTGACACCGTGCTACTAGTGATATAGATTGATACATCTCGATAATCACAATGTGATATAATGGAGGTGGTATGAAACTTCTCACGGACGGTGCAAGCAACCCAAAGACAGCTAAGTCTACGGGTTACGGGTATCTGACGGGCATTTTGCACCTAGCTCCACACACCCAGTCAGGTTATCAGGTTTGCCCTTCAGCTACTGAGGGTTGTTCTACTGCGTGTCTCTATTGGCAAGGCCGCGGGCGCATGAATACGGTACAGGAAGCACGAACAAGAAAAACTAGGATGTTTTTTGAGAATCGTGCAGAGTTTATGGCTGTCTTAACTAAGGACATTGCGTCTATTGTGAGGCGAGCAGATAAAAATAATCTAAAGCCGTGTGTTAGGCTCAACGGAACGTCAGACATTAGGTGGGAACGTACTGGGATCATGGAACAGTTTCCTAATGTGACCTTCTACGATTACACGAAGATAAAGAACAGAAAGAGACTACCTAAAAACTATTCTCTTACCTTTTCGCGGAGTGAATCGACCACGCATGACGAATGGTGCAAGGCTATAGATGACGGAATGAACGTGGCCGTGGTGTTCAGGGATACATTGCCTAAGCAATGGCTAGGTGTGCCAGTGATTGATGGCACCACCCACGACCTTAGGTTCCTAGATCCCAAGCCTTGCATAGTCGGGCTAGTTGCTAAGGGTTCGGCTAAGAAAGATACGTCTGGGTTCGTGGTATGACGTACAAAAAGAAACAAACACTGATGGAGGTTGCTGCAGAAGTGACCTATATAATTGTTTTGATTCTATTGGCACTGTTCGGGCTTCAGATTCTATGACGCCCGTACCTAGCGCCCGTACCTAACGCCCGTACCTAACGCCCGTACCTAAAAATTTATTAAAGGGGTGGCATAGGTGGCTGGTTGGTAGTGACAGCTTGACACGGTGACAGTATTGTTGTATATTGGTGCATGACGAATAGCCCTTTCAATAAGGAGAGCTAGATCATGGAAACATTTGAGGTCACGTACACATGGGCCGGGACTCTTGAAGTTGAGGCGGAGGATGAGGACTCCGCTCTGGAGGTGGCCGCTAAGGCGTTGAAAGGTGACCATCCTTTTAACATCTTCGATTGTGATGATGAGACAATGGAGGTGACAGCTTGACACAGTGATAGTATTGTTGTATATTGGTGTATGACAATTCACTGCCTACCAGCGGGAGGATTAACATGGATTGTGTAATCTGTGGCAAAACGATTGAACCCCTGCGTCATCCGACAACAGGAGAGGTAGCATGGGAGCATGGCAACAATGCCGAACCCGTAAAAGAGGGTCGGTGTTGCGACAATTGTAATTGGAATGTGGTCATACCGAGACGATTGTTCTCGGTATCCACAACAAAGGTGTCTTGAAGATCCAGTGGGTTGACACAGTGATAGTGTTGTTGTATATTGGTGCATGACAATTCATGACCCATCAAGCGAGAGGATTAACATGGTACGGTTTAGCGAAGGGAAGCTAGAAGATGACGGTCGGACTCTTACCGTTAAGCACGTTAGGACCATTCAACAGTCCAGTATCGGCAACTGTTCCCACTTCATATTTGACCCGGAACACTATCGGGCGGATGAAAGTTGCCGTTGCAACGACCCGGACCATACAGATATGGCTGATTGGGGCTATGTGTGGGATGGGAAGCTTTGGGGCTAGGATGGGACGCTAAATTCTATGATACCTTGACACGGTGATAGTGTTGTTGTATATTGGTGTACGGATGAGAGAGGCAACCCTTTCAATAAGGAGTTAATCGGATGGCTGATCTAAAAGTAGGCGACTCGGTACTGTGGCGGGGTGGTTGGGGCAGTGATCCTGAGAGAGTTGTCAAAGTGAAAGCGATTCAGGTTAATGAATCCAATGGATCGAAGTATGGTGAGGATGTACAGCTTGTAGGATGGGACACCGTTGTGGAGCGGAAGGTGATAGTGGATTTGGACAATAAGCATTGGGCTTGGGGGAATCAGATACGTCCAAGCTAAAGCTGTGGGTGGAGGGGCTCGGCGCTTGCGCGTCGGGCCTCTTTTTTTTACCTAGGATGGACGCCCGTACCTCGCGCCCGTACCTAAAATTATTATAGAATAGATATGTGGTGTGGTGGTAAAATAATGTGGTGATGGGGGTTGCCAAGGTGAGACGATCATTGTATATTGGTATACGTTAATTGAATCGCCATTCACCCACAGGAGGAAAGACAAATGGCTAACGTGAGAACTACACTGATCGGCGGGACCAGCGTGACAGAGGAACAGGTGCGCGTGACGGAAACACCGCCGGAAACGCGGAGCCACATACCACTACCACATGGTGAGTTTCTGGACATGGTGGACAGTACACTCGGCGGGTTTGGCTGGGACATTACGGAACAGCGTTACGCACTCGAAGCCGGGAAGGTAGAAGTAGGCGGTAAGGATGTTCGGTACGATAGTGCTAGGTTGTTCGGAGTCCTGAAGATCCAGCGGGAAGATGTAGCTATCGGAGAGGATTATCAGTTAGCTATCGGGATCCGTAACAG